CGAACGCAGCGGTAATGAAGCGTGAGCGTGGCCGAAACCCCTTGCGCTGCAAGGGATCTCAGCCGAGGCCCTCAGTGGCCGTCCTCCAGCCACTCCAGCAGCTCCAGCAGCGTGCCGTGGTAGTCGTCCATCAGCAGGGTCAGGAGGGGCGTGTGGCTCCACTGGCGCTCCACATAGCGGGCAGCCATGTCCAGCATGCGGGGGTCAGTGTTGGCGAGGCGGGTCTCGAGGTCGAAGGTGTCCATGGGGGTGTTCCTCTCTACCCCTATAGTATGGCACGCCATAGCGCCCCTGTCAACAAGTAGGTCTATTTATCTGCTATACTAGAGGGGTAAAGAAGGGAGCACCCCATGAGTTTCACTTATCTGACCGACACCGAGTTTGTTATTGCCTGCCACGAAGACCGCCTAGTGGCTATGGCAATGGCCTGCGTCGAGCGCGACCACAGCCACACCCCATTCAGCGTTCTGCTCCATGAGGACCGACAGGGAGCCTTGCAGGCCGTCCTGGGCTAGTTAGAGGACGGGCGCTGATCCCCCCACCCCCGACTGCCACGGCCGGGGCCGCAGACAGCCTCAGTTCATCCGCTCGTTCAAATTCCTGTCCTTCCCCCTCCCCCCCTGGTAGAATAAGAGCGAAAGACTTTGTACCATGAATTGCGAGCACTGCGGCACAGGGTTCCAGCAAGGCAATCGTGCCAATCAGAGATATTGCAGTTCAGCGTGTCAAAGGAAAGCCGAGAAAAGGCGCTGGAAGCGTCGCCGAGCGAGCAAATCTTTTAAGAGGAGTTTAACAGTTGCTAGCACGGAACCATAAGATATCAACGTGAGCTTGTTCCAATGCCTGCGAAAAAGCCAGCGAAAAGGTCGAATCCCCATCGGAATGGAACGATGGCTTATTACAGACAGAATCCAGAGGCGTATGCGAAGAAGAAGAAGTATGAGGCAAAGCGAGCGAAGGATCCTAAGCAGAAGAAGAAATATAACGAGCGGAGGCGATTCAAGCGTAAGCATGGTTTAGAGGGTAGGATGGGTAGTAGGGATGTCAGCCATACCAAGAGTGGGAAGCTAGTATTGGAGAAGCGGAGTACAAATAGGGCTCGTAATGGGGAAGGTGGTCGTAGGGTCAAAAAGTGAGTTTAGATTTGCGGTGTAGAAAAGCTGCATAAAAAAACCGGTACACTAGGCAGACCAAGTAAGTATTCAGGGTTAAGATGACTTGGAGTTTATCGAACACGATCACGTGGAGTAGTAATGCGGATAATCACACGGCGATGGTGTATTTATTCGACACAGTATTAAGTGGGTTTACTAACATCAGTGTAAGTACGCATCCAGATGCGAGTAGTTTCAAGAGGAGTTGGACGAGGAGTAGTGATAGTTTAGTAACGGGTGCGAGTTATGTGGAGTATTTTTGGGTGAACTGGGGGAGTACATCACCTACGAATTTAAGCATGTATAATGATCAAACGTATACGAGTGTACCTGGGGATTTAGGTACTGACACATTAAATTTAGTTACTGTTGATTTAGATCCAGTAGATCTTGATTGGAAGTTTTGGGTTAGTGATGTAAATAGTAATTCAATTATTGTAACGAGGGGTAAGAGGGTTATATTTGCTGAGATTGCGCCATCGGAGGCATATTTATTTGAGGATAGTGGATGGACGAGTAGTGGGAATACAGTGAGGAGTCAATTTTTTCCAATGCACCATGGTGATGATCAGTGGCTACATGGTAGGTGTTGGCCGCAAGCGTTTGAATCGAGTTCACTTGAGGCAGCGTTGATTCCATTAATTGGTAAGGGTTCTGTTGGGGATGTAGGGGAAGCTGACACTACGGTATTTTGGGGATCTGGGATATCAACGGCCACTACTAATACTAGTACTACACCTGGGGATGATACTTTTCCTGTTTATCCTTATATTCAGAGTGATGTAGGTACTATTGTATATAATAGTGCATCTGGTAGTAGCAGGTATGCGGGTTTAGGGTTTAGTGATGGGAAGTTAATTCTTGACAGTACAAATTCGAGGTATTATTTACAGCCCATTAATACTGCCGGTAATTCGGTGCTAGTATTTGACATGGGGACAAGTGAACCTAATTTAAGTTAATTATTATGGCTGCTGATGTAACGCTTGCTATTACAGCTGTTGATAGTCCTACGTTTCCTACTATTCGGACAGTATCTACGGGTTTTATAGGTATTGAGATTGTAGCAGGTATTTTTGAGGTTGAGGCTTTTCAGGGTCCTGGAGGAGGAGGCGGTGGGGGTACTATTAGGCCAAGTTCCGGGCTAGTGTTTCCGAGGGGGACCTAAGCCAGGGATTTAAGCCAATCACGTTCTGCTGGTTCCATCAAATAGATCAGGCGATTCATTGTAGATTTTGCCTGATCTTCTTCCATGGAGTGATATATTTGACCTAATAACTGGAGTACGGCATCTTTCTGTTGGCAACGTACTGCGAGGAGGAGGGCGAGGGAATATTTCAACACAACTTTAGGGCTACAGGGGCTTTTAGGGTGTTTCATTATACCTGACTGGAACCCTAGGTTTGATCATATATTATGCCGATCATGGCTTTAGACGTCTCTGGCAACTGGGTAGCAGGCGATGATCTGCGTATCATTGAGGCATTATTGCTTCCGTTTGGCAGTTATACGTTAGAATGTGTTCAGAACTGTTGTAATCAACTTGAGGACATGAGTCCTCAGGCAGTTTTGAATGTACGGGCTGCTTTGGATGAATATGAAGCAGCCAAAACCGCTGAGAGTACCCAGAATTTGTCTGATACTGAAGGTAAGACCCTGGTTAAGGCTGATGTATTGGAGTGGCAGGCAGATGGTGTTGGTGCGCCATCAGGTGCGCAGAAGGAAATGGCTCGTGCACAGGCTGAAATTGCACAATATATGGCATTTTGTTCTTGTCTTGGTGGCATGTTACCTGGGAGTGGCTATAGTCAGACAAATTTAATCCGTTCTTGACTATGAAACGCTTAATTTTGCACCTTGGTGGCAGTATTGGTCGCAGCGCTGAGGTGATTGAGGCCTTGAAAGAGTATCCAGATGCTTCTGTACTGGTATCATCTGAAGGCGGAGACCCTGTTGGGTTTTATCAAAACCTTGGAATTACCGTAAAACATGATACAGAAGCCTGGGATACGGTTACAAACTTTACATATACGTATGATTTCATTAAGAATAACTATGATCCTGATGAAATTATTGTAGTAACCCATGACTGGCATGTGCCTCGTGCATCTGCTATTGCAAACGCTGTTTACCTGTTCAGGGGTATCAAGCTTACGTTCAGGCCTTATAAGGATGGTAGTCAGAACGACTCTGATATCGACCATCTGTGGATGGACCGCCTGAGAGCCCTCCTGTGGCGCTTTACAGGCGTCTTACTGTTCCATGGGACTACCTATGACCAGCGGGTACCTTCAAGACCTGTAAGGGCTAATGAGGTCCGCCTATAGCCCAAGCGGTACACTGTATCAAGTTGAGACAATTTCATGACACCCCATCCCGAGAACAGTCCAGAAGTCAACCAGTTGATGACTGAACTGGCAAAACACAATGATGTAATCAAGGTATGGTGTAAGCAATGCAATGATTGGCGACCAGTGAATGCAGCTTATGTAAAATATCTGGGTGGGGAAATTGAAAATTGCTCAAAATGCCGCTGAGTATAGCGAAGCGAGCTACTCATAACGCAGTGGAGGGAAGTTGGTACACCCTCCCTTTTTTATGACTGGAAGACTAGTTGGAACACGGAAGCGCTATGGCTAGTACGTCTCCCTTACTCCCTTATCAAAACGGGCGACTACTGGTACCCGGTGAAGGCACTGTAACAGCTATAGGAGGCCGTCTAGTGGCAGGAGCGGCTGAATCTTACCTGGTACGCCTGTTTATTAAAAGGGCGCAGTACAGCGGCGTTTCGTCGGGCTCTAAGGAGCTGCCATTGGAGAGTCAGCTTGATGGCCGTATGATGCCCGGAGGTTCTGGTGATCAGTTCTATTATCGCGGATATGCTCTGGATTTTACGACAGTTCCTGCTGGTTACGATCTAGAAGCCGGCGATGAAACTGGGTTTGTTTGGACTCAGGTCACCACTCAATTTGACTGGCTGGCTACTGGAACCGAGTGCGAGTTTAGATTTGGCCAGGACCCGATCATGAATGGAGCTAAGATTCAACGTTCTAGCGGCATTTTCGGTGGCCAAGGTATTGATGAAATTATCTACCAAGAAATTGGTGGCTTAGAAATTCAGATCACCGGCGCTGAGCTACAAAACTAATGAGATCCTTTGCAGAGGCTTGGTCTAAGGCTACTTCAGGCCTGCTGAAGGTCGGCAGCAAGTCATTGCCAAAAATTAACGCAACCCTTGATCTCAGTAATACTCTAGAAATAGAGATTGAAGACGGAGATGCGGACAATTTTGAGGGGATGAGGAGCAAGATTTCAAAGGACGTCAATCAGGCAACAGAGAAGATTGCTGGACCATTGGAGGCGGCGTTGAACTCTGCGATGGCAGCCAGTTGGGGGTGGAGCAGTGGAGTCAGGGATATTATTGATACCGGGGAGCTTCGAAACTCTTTAAGTATTGCCGTGGAGAATGGCAATGTCAAGATTTCTTACGATGCTCCTTACGCCAAGCTTGTGCACTATGGCGGATATATTATGCCGTATGGAAACTCAAGCGCTAGCCAGGTCTATCTTCCTGGAAGGCCTTGGGTCACTGCGACCCTTGAGGGGAATGGTCCTGTGCAGAGATTCGACTTAAACCAGTACTACGAGGGGTACCTATAGGTACTCTAGAGCGCTTCTATTGCGACTATGGCTAAGCTACCTTTTGTTGTTGCTCCCAGGATTGAACCGGAGATAGTGCAAGTAGGCAACGAGACCTGCGGAATTATCGAGATCGAGCGTCGAGGTTATGTAACGGCCGGTGAAAAAGCCTTTGTCAATAGTCAGCTTGCTCAGGATGATATTACTTCCAGAGTTGTTGACCTTTGCCGTAAGATTTGCTCTTCCCACAAGGTTGATATGCAAAAGGCATACGAAACGGTTAACGTTTTGTTCTCGGGTAAAACTTCTAGAGGTCTTGCTTCTAAGGTGCAGCAGGAATATTCTGACGAAATATCTGAAATTATCACCTCTATGGTGGCTGGGGAAGAGCGGAAAAGACTTATCCATGCTTTTTGCATGATTCTGTATCGCGTCGAGGGGGACTTCACGGCTCAAGACCTGTCCGACCTGGACCCACAGCTTGTAAATGCTCTCAGCGATTTTTACGAGAAAGAAGAGTCTCGTAGTATCAACAAAATTACCGACGCTCTTGTTAACGAGGATGAGGAGGTCACCCCAGAAATTGAGAACCTTCAAAAAAAGTAGAAAGGGGTTTAGTCAATGAGGATCTAGGAAAAATTTACTGGCAGCTTAAAAGGATTTTTCCTGGAGACTCGGACTTTGCTTACGATAAGTTTGTAGACCTTCCTTATGAGTATGTTGTTGAAGCATACACAATGGGTCTTCAGATGCGTCAGATAACGTTGCATGAAGAGGAAAGACCCACCTCGATGTTAATGTCTTTGACGGCAAATAGTCAGCGAGACCCCAAGAAGAAGAAAGAGCCCTTTAGTCTTGACGACTTCTACTTGTATCAACCAAGAGATTCTCAGGACATGCCTGCCGAAAGGTATGGTACTGCGGCTTTAGGCCTCATCAAGAGACGCCTGATGCCTTCTTGGGCTCTCACATTCTACAGCAAGCTTGCGGCCAGTGCAGGGGGTCCAGAGCCTTCCTTGCTGGCCTTCATCGGAGAAGATTTCATCCTGTTGGCGCCTGCTAAGACGTCGACAGGTTATACTGGACTTTTGATTGCCCAGGAAAGTGCTAGCAAACAAATAAGAACAGCGAGTTCACCTTGCGGAACCAATGTGACAATCTGTTTGCCCGAAGTTTCCACTAAGATTATAGCAGAAGAGGGGCACGACCTACGTGCCTGGTAGGTTGATAAGCGTCTCTAGCCAGTTGGTATCAGCGTCGGAGGCATCTTGTACGACGCCATGCTCTAGCCAATTTTTGATGCGAAGTTCTGCGTATGCACTGTAATAGGGCTGTATGCGGTACCAGGCAATCCATTCCTCGCTCCCTTTCGCTTGGTTACATCGACGGCAAGCTGGAATTACATTAGAGGTCCTATCTTCTCCTCCTTTCGCTCGAGGTCTGACGTGGTCAATCGTCAAGGATTTATCATCGATGGGGGGTTGCCCGCAGTATGCGCAGCGGTCTCCCCAGGCCTTTTTAATCCCGGCCCTCCAGAGCCGCTTTGCTTCGGCCGAAGTAAGTGCATTCATGGTATAAACGTAGTCTTGTGGGCGCTCAAAGAGCGTTTGAAAACTAGCGTTTGTCATCGAATTACGGTAACAACGCCAGAAAAAATGCTGGGTAAAGCGATTAGCATAAGCTTTTCTGCGTTGTTGATCTAGTATACCCGCAGGAACACTAGGCTTGTACAGAGTTGGCGCCATGGCTCAGACTTTTCCTGCGACTCCAGAAATTATTTACAACACTCTGGTTGCCGACGCTACTTTCATGGCGTTAGTTGGCAGCTATGTCTTCAAGGCCAACACTTCGACCACCCCTGCAATCAGCATTGTGACTCCTGGTGCAGACATGCCAGACTTGAAGTCAATAGATGGCCTGGAAATTGTTATTCATGACACGGCTCAGATTCGGCGCATGGACTTTTATGGCTCTACAAATATCGAGAAAAACTGGAATCTTTACGTAATCGCTTGGGGTAGCGCTACTGGAGACCAAGTAACTAGCGCTGTAGAGCGCATTATGCGTACTTTTTCAGGTTCATCGGCAATGGAAGTGGTCGCCACTCCCGATGGGCTGACTGCTAAGGTCCAGACAAAAGTTATGATTCCTAGCGACAAACCAGTTCTTGTCCCTTAGGAAGAATAGTAATAACGGGCCGTAGAGGGTCCGAGGTACCTTCACGCGGACCTGGGTCCGTTCTTTTGTATGGCAAACTTCTCTGCTGCCTTCGGGTACGATCTTTATCTGATCCCCCTCAAGGCAGAATCCGTCGACGTTGGCTTTGCTGGCGTAACAGCTGGCATCGGAACCGGCGCCACTAACTTTATTGATACAACCACTGTCGTAGCCGCCAATGAAAAGGTTACCTACAGTAATGGTGTTTTCAGCTTGGGCGCTACTCCTGTTGCTGAGCCTACAAACGGCACTATGCAGCCCGTCAAGCTTCTTGGTTTGACCCAGGCCTCCCTTGAAACCGATACCGGTTCCGAGGATATTTACACCTACGACGACACCACTAGCGGCTTTAACCAGGCTGTGGCTACTACCAAGTCCTGGACGATGACCTTGGCTGGCATTGCCGATTTCAAGGATGCTGGCTACCAGATCTTGCGTCTCACTGAGCAGAACACTGTTGCCGACAGTCTGCGTGTTAAAGTTGCTCGCGTGGGCCCCACTGGCACCGTTGAGACTGTTTACGGCTACGGCACTCTGATGGGTTACAC